GGTATATTCGCGACCGCGTGTGTTTTCTATTTACCAAAAATTTACTAGGGCAACAACACATTGGGTTTGCAATTTAATATCGACGAACTGAAGAGGGCGACCGGGAAAGGTTACCGCACCATAAAAAAGCGGCTGGCCGATTCCGGTGTTGAGCCAGTAAAAACGCAGGGTCGAGCCCTTATTTATGATACCGAGCAAGCCCTTGCCGCAATCTATGCTGGCCCAAAGACAAAAGAGGATTTAAGCCTTGAAGAAGAACGGGCCAAACTTGCCGTTGAGCAGAGCAGGAAGGCAAAACGAGAAAACGACCTGGCCGAGGGACAGGTGGCCGATGTGGAAATTTTGACGGATGTACTTGTGAAGGTTTCTGCGAACATTTCATCGACCCTGGACGCCCTGGCTATCAAATTGAAAAAACAGAATCCAAACTTATTGTCGAATGATATTGAACTTATACGTAAGCAGATTGCCCGCTGTAAAAATGAAACTTCAGACCTGGTGATACATGGAAAATATATTAACCAGTAATATCCAGGCTGCCCTGGCGTCGGGCATGAAACCCCTTATTGTACCGGAACCATTGACCATGGAAGAATGGGCCGAAAAGCATTTTTACCTTTCGCCGGAATCGTCGAGCATAACCGGCCAGTGGGAAACGCTGCCTTATCAACGGGCCTGGCTTAAATGGTTTGGTAATGATGATATTGAAATAGTCGACTGCATGAAAGCGGCCCGCCTGGGCTATACAAAGTGCATAATGATAGCAGCCGGCTATTTCGTTGAACACCGCCACCGCAACATTGTTGTATTTCAACCGACCGACGGCGACGCCAAAGACTTTGTCAAAGATGAAATAGACACTATGCTGCGCGACGTGCCTATCGTGGGCAACCTGTTACGCTGTGATGCCGACGCCAAAAGCCCATACAACACCAACGACAAAAAGGTTTTTCAAACGTCAATTTTGGACATACGCGGCGGCCATAGCGCCAGGAATTACCGACGTATGACCAAAGATGTAGTCATATATGAAGAGCTTGACGCCTTTGAGCAGGATATCGACAAAGAGGGCAGCCCGCTATCTTTGGGTGACGTCCGCGTCGAAACGTCGTCTTTTCCAAAATCACTACGCGGCACCAGCCCAAAAACAAAGGGCCTTTCGCATATTGAGGCCAGCATTGAAACCGCCGACATGATTTTTCGGCGGTATCTGCCCTGCCCGATGTGCGGCAATATAGATTATCTGAAATGGCCAAACATGCGTTTTGACAGCAAGGCATTGACCGTTGCAACCATGCGTTGCGAGTTGTGCCACTACCATGCCGACTATGGCGAATATGGCAAAATGGATGCTGCCGGACAATGGCGCACCGAAAACGGCTACTATTACAGGGAAGATATCGACAAGTTTTTCAGCCCAGCCGACGAGGTTGTCGGTCCGCCCCGGCACCTGGGTATAAAAATCTGGTCGGCGTATAGCTATTTTAACACCTGGACAAAAATTGCAAGTGAATTTCTGGCAGCCAACAAGGCTTTGCAAACCGGGGATAAAAGCAAAATCAAGACGTTTACAAATACCAAACTTGGCGAGACATACGAAGAAGTTGGGGAAAAGATCGAGGAAACGCTTTTTGATGACAGGCTGGAACAATGGCCGGATGGCTGCATACCCAAAGGCATTCTTGTTATCACCATGTCGGTGGACGTCCAGGGCGGCAAGAATGCCCGCCTGGAGCTGGAGGTGGTCGGCTGGGGCAGGGATGGTGAAAGCTGGTCGTTACTCTATGAGAAAATCAACGGCGATCCTGAATTTAAGGAAGTTTGGGACCATTTAGAGCAGTACCGGAAAACCACCTTTTTTCGCGAGGACGGCGTACCGTTGAAAATTCGCTGTACCACCGTTGATTCCGGCTTTAATTCAACAGCCGTCTATAAGTACACCACCCCCAAAAAACGCCAACGGGTCTTTGCCACAAAGGGCCATTCTACAGCTGGCAAGCCCCTGGTCAGTAAACCCAGCCTGGTTGGCACCAGGAAAGAAACGCCACTGTACATGATCGGCACCGATACCGCCAAAGAAACACTATTTACCCGCTTGCAGATTGAAGAAAGCGGGCCGGGGTATTGCCATTTTCCCATTGGCCGGGACCCTAAATATTTTGAACAGCTCACCGCCGAAGAACGGAAAATCTTCTATGAACGCGGCGAAAAGAAAATACGCTTTGTAAAGAAAAAGGCCAACGCCAGGAATGAAGCTATAGACCTACGTGTTGGCAATATGGTGGCCCTGGAAATACTCAACCCCAGCTTTGCTGCCCTGGAAAAACGCTATAATACTCTGGCGGCCAAATACCAGGAACAATTTGACCAGGACGACCAGGCAGAACGCCAGGCGCAGAAAGCAAAAAAGAAGATGAAACCCAAACGACGAACCAGGGAAAACGGGTGGACGAATGGCTGGAAATAAACCGAAACTTGCCGGGTCCAGATTGGGCCCGATTTTATACCGCGACAACGCTGAAATTGCCGACGCCCTAGGCGTCAATCATAACGATATCAAGGTACTGGTCGACAAACACGGGCTCCCGGCATTTAAGATCGGCGGCCGGGGAAAATGGAAACTACGCCAGGCAGACCTTGACGCCTGGCTGATAGATCAACAAGAAAAATACCAAGGAGTAAATTATGACTGCTGAAAACAGCAAACCAACCAGAATTGTAGATGTAACACATCAATTGACCAGCAAGGGCAAGGGCCGCACTCTGCTTTATTTGTGCGACGATGACAAATACTACACACAGGTGGAACTGGCTCGATTGATACCGATGTCACAGCCAGGCTTTTCCGCACGACTTGCTCGGAGGGGATGGAGACACCCGCGCATTTTACACAAAGACATGAATTCAACATCGAGTGGTCCGCGCAATGATGACAACGCCGAGCTCGGCGACCTGACCGGGCTGTCGGCAAATCCGCGAGACAGCAACCTAAAAAAAATCACTATTGGAACGTTTGAGAGAGGTTATTATGCGTAATTGCCGCTATAACGTTTTAGCTCACGGGATTTTTGCAATTAAACCAAAAAAATGAGGATTGAAAACATGAACACAGATAAACCCGAAAATAAGCTCGAAGCCGGACGTCCAAAAATTCCGCTGCAGCGTTTTGTTGGGTTGACGGATAAAAACGGTGGTATGACTGGGTAGTTTATATTACTGCCTGTCAACCATTATTTTTATGTTTTTTATAGCTGTTTTTTACCCGTTTTATACCTGTTTTTTCATTTTCGCCAAAAAGTGATGGTAAAAAAGCCCTATGACACGCGAACTTTTCAATATACCCCCCGCGATAACCGCCGGTGATGCTGCAAACTGGCGGCTGGTGCTTCCTGTATATCCTGCAAGCGCTGGCTGGGCGGCGTCTTACGTCCTAGTCAAGGCAACCAATCAAATAACCATCAACACTAGCGCCGACGGTGACGACCACTTGGTCAGCATTGCCAGCAGTACAACCGCTTCCTGGCCCCCCGGCGTTTATAATTACGCCCTGTATGCAACCAAGGACGGCGACCGGCAAAGTTTGGCCTATGGCACGGTGGAAATAACACCCGACTTTGCCAGTGCCACAGGCGGCATGGACGCCAGGACCCCAGCGGAACGCCGGCTCGAAAGTTTAGAGAACACTTACGACACACTGGCCGCCAGGCACCTGGCATCAAAATCCGGCGGCAGCGTTTCCACCACCGATAAGGAGCTTACAGAGCTACGCGAACAGATCAACAAGCAGCGGGCCGTTGTGGTGAGCGAACGCCGGAAAAAGCAGATACGCGAGGGTAAGCGGCCAGGCACAAAAATTAAAGTGAGGTTTATGCGATAATGGCCTTTCGTGACGCGATACATACAACACTTGGCAATATGGCAACCAGGCTGGAGCACCGCGGCCAGAACCGCACTGCCAGCAAGATGGCCGATAATAAGCCAATGACCAGGCGCAAAGCCCGGCGGGCCTATACGTCAGGGACGAACAGCCGCTTAACCGGCGAGTGGGCCGCGCCCGACATTACCGCCGACGAAGCCATTTTTCGAAACCTGGTTACAACCAGGGCCCGCTCCAGGGACCTAGCCCGTAATAACGATTACGCAAAACGCTTTTTTTCACTTATCCGAACCAACGTTATAGGGCACCAAGGAATCCGGCTCCAAGTGCGGGCCAAGAACAGCAACGGCCAGGGCTACGATAAAGGGGCCAACGATAAGCTGGAACTTGCCTGGAAGGATTGGGGCCAGGTTGGCAGCTGCACCACGTGCGGCACCAAATCCTGGCGCGATGTGCAAAACCAGGTTGTCGACGGCATGGCCCGCGACGGCGAAATCCTGATAAAATTTGTTGCCCCATGGAAACACAACAAATACGGCTTTGCCCTGCAAATAATTGAAGCCGATCAGCTGGACATCAGCAAAAACGAAACGTTGCGCAGTGGCGGCTCTATCCGCCTGGGCGTCCAGCGAGATGGCAGCGACCGGGTAACACATTACTGGATTACCGGCAAAGACGGCTTTTCAAAGCCCTACCCAGCCGCTGAATTTTTGCATTTGTTCCGGGGCGACCGGGTTGGGCAATCAAGAGGAATGCCGGAAACATCCACCCCGGCAGCCAGGCTCAAGCAGATTGATGCCCACGAAGAGGCCCACGTTGTCGCATCCCGTTTAGGTGCCAGCAAGATGGGATTTTTCACCAGCCCTGATGGTGACACCTATACAGGCGAGGACGTCGATGGCGAAGAGGACGACCACGACATCATCACCGAGGCCGAGCCCGGCACCTTTGAGCAGCTACCGGATGGCGTCAACTTTACCCCCTGGGACCCGCAATTCCCGGTTTCCACCTTTGCAGACTTTGAAAAAGCCGTTTTACGCGGTATCGCGTCGGGGTTGGGCGTTTCTTATCACAGCTTGGCCAACGACCTGGAAGGCGTCAACTATTCATCAATTCGCCAAGGCGAATTGACAGACCGCAACACCTGGCAGGATTTACAAGCGTGGCTGATCGAACATTTATGCCAGCCTATTTATAAATCCTGGCTTTCTTATGCTTTGCTCACCGATGCTATAAACCTTCCTTTTGGCAAAATTGATAAATTCAACGCGGCCATATGGCGGCCACGAGGCTGGTCATGGGTCGACCCGCTTAAGGAAAGCAAAGCAGCGAAAAACGACGTCGAGTGCGGTTTTAAGTCAATTTACGACGTATGCGCGGAACGGGGAATGGACTTTGACGAGGTTATGGAGCAGAACAAACGAGCCCGCGAAAAAGCCGAGGCTGAAGGCTTTGTATTGCCGTTTTGGCCCAAAGAAAAAATGGAGACAGCAAAGCAATGAATCAACTGACACGCGACAAGATCAAGGAAATTACCAACCAGAAACACAGCCGGGCCTTTACTATGAAACTGGACCGGGCGGCAATCAACGAAGATGAACGCACCGTCGAGGCGGCTTTTTCTTCCGAGGATGAATACCGCCGGTGGTTTGGTATCGAGATATTAGGCCACGAAAAAGGCGAATACGACCTTGAATTTCTGGCGGGCGGAACTGCCCCGCTACTGGACCAGCACAACCACAGCAAAACCATAGGCGTTATAGAAAAAGCCTGGATTGATAAGGACCGCAAGGGGCGGGCCGTCGTGCGTTTCGGCAAAAGCGCAACAGCCCAGGAATATTTTGACGACGTCGTCGACGGGATACGCCAGAATATTTCCGTCGGGTATCAAATAACGGATATGAAACTTATAGAGTCAAACGAGGAAACCGGCGACAAGTACCGCATTAGCTGGGCACCCTTTGAAATCTCTTTTGTTTCCGTCCCGGCAGATAAGACCGTTGGCGTTGGCAAAAGCGACAACGGCCACCAATTACCACAACAACAGGGTACAAATACTATGACACCAGAAGAGAAAGCGGCAAAAGAAGCAGAGGCCAAGGCAGCAAAAGAGGCGGAGGCTAAGGCTGCACGTGTTGAAATGCAGCAGCAGTTTGAAACCGAAAAAAAAGACATCATGGCCATAGGCAAAAAACACGGCTTTGATAATGAAGCCCTTAACGCCATAGGCGATGGCAAAAGCCCCGCCCAATTCCGCGACTATGTCCTGGAAGAGCTGGCCAAAAAGGGCATGAAACCGGCGGAAACCAAGGACGTGGAAATCGGCCTGAGCGAGAAAGAGGCGGAAAGCTATTCTTTCCTGCGGGTCATTAACGCCCTGGCCAACCCGGCCAACAAAAAGGCCCAGGACGCCGCCGGTTTTGAGTTTGAGGCCAGCCGGGCGGTGGCCGATAAAATCGGCTCGACCCCCAACGGCGTGTTTGTGCCCCTGGATGTGCAAAAAAGAGAACTCACCGTCGGTACCGCCACGGCTGGCGGCCACCTGGTGGCAACGGAACTTTTAACCTCATCCTTTATTGATCTTTTACAAAACCGTATGCTGACCAAGCGTATGGGGGCACGGGTCCTGTCCGGGCTGGTAGGCGATGTTGCAATACCCAGGCAGACAGGCGGGGCAACCACCTATTGGGTGGGCGAGTCCACCGACGGCACCCCGTCCGACCAGTCATTTGACCAGGTCGCCCTAACCCCCAAAACCCAGGCGGCAATCACCAAAATTTCCCGCAAGCTCCTGCTGCAATCCTCACTTGATGTCGAGGCATTCGTTCGGGCCGATCTGGCCCTTGCCCAGGCCTTGGGCGGCGACCTGGCGGCCATTGCCGGGGCTGGCGGCAACGATCCGCTCGGTATAATCAATACCAGCGGTGTGGGCTCGGTCATCGGCGGCACCGACGGCGCGGCTCCGACATGGGACCATATTGTGCAGTTATGGACCGAGGTTGCCCAGGACAATGCCGATTATGGCAGCCTTGGCTATATGACCAACTCCAAGGTGCTTGGCAAGCTGATGCATACCGAAAAAGCATCAGGCACCGGGCGTTTTATCGTTGAGCAATTCCCGGACAATGACGGATTTACCGGCCTGGCCGGGTCCAGGGCCGGGGTATCCAACCAGGTGCCTGGCGATCTGGATAAGGGC